CGATCTGTGTGCCTACTGCCAAGTTGGCCAACGGTGCTGTTGGAATTTGTCCGCCCCATTTGTCGGGATCATATACAAGTGCTGTACCTGATATGTTTCCTACTGGGTTAGTAATTAGTCCACTACTGACTGCATCAACAGTGAATGTGCAATCATGTATAGTATCTATGCCTCCTAAGTTGGCTCCACTTAATGTTACTGTATCGCCTATGACAAAATCAGGTGTGCTACTTGATACAAATACTGTTGTATATGTATTTGGCAATGATTTAAATACTGTACACACACAACTTGTACCGGTGCCTGTTACACTTTTGCTTGACACATTTGCGATTATGTTTTTAAACACAATTGGAGGTATAATTGGAGGTATAGGTGGTATTACAGGTATATCAATAGGATCATCTTCTTCTTCACTTTCTGTTACTGTTGGTTCTGTGTATACACTTGCGTCATACTCTAACAATAGTAATTCACAAGATATCATACCATCTTGACCTAATAGTTCTTTGTTTTTCATGACTCTAAACAGTTTGTCAGTAAAACCATAATCACTGTTACTGAGTTTTACAACATCACCAGCATCAATTTGTAAACAACTGAAATCTCCTACAGTAGTTACTACCATGCCTTTTCTACTTTGATTGAGATCTAAATTACCTAATTGTTGTGCGTGTATATTGTTGTTCACTAATGGTAATCTATACTCTAAATTGTTGTCTGGTTCACCTGTGTTTCTATCGCCACTTGGTGTTTCTACTACTACTGTATTTGTTTGATCTTTTCTGTTTTGATCAGCAAACGATACTGTTACTTTGTTCAGTGTATTGTATAATTCTGTGCTTGTAATTGCTATTTTACCAATAAGATTATCATCATTTAATTGAAATGCGTTACTTAATTCAGTTGTACTATAAGGTCTGTTAGGTATTGCTTTGAATTTACCCTGTTTACCATCAAATGTAAAGTATGTGCCTGCGTTTCTACATATATCATCGATGTTATCCATACAAGTGTTGTATGTACTTAAATATCCATTTATTTGATATCGATCTATTGTGCTACTACCACCAGTATTAGGTGTATAAGTAATTTGTTCATCGCAATAACCTTTCATTTGTGTATTTGCTGTGCCTAATATACTGGTTATATCAATGTCAGCATTGGCTAATCCAGCACCATACCTAGTGTTAGTCATATAATCAAATAACACTTCACCAGGATTATGCATACTGTTTGTAAGATCAAACGTCATTGAACCTAGACCTGCTAATCCATTTTCAGCATCATAGTCTAATTCTATCATGACAAACACTAATCCTTCCATAGTGTAATGACTTGTACCAAATGTATTCCAGTGTGGCATCATTGTTGTGGCATTTACGGCACCAGATGTTGGAAATATCTGTTTAGCACTGGTTGTATCACCAGCATATACTCTGATACGGATTTTGTTCGCCCAATCTTCTGTGGTTGTGGCATTTGGATCTGTGTAACTGATTACATTTGCGCCTGAAAAGTTAAGTTTTCTATCTCCCCAAAAGATCTGATTAAGTGTATATGTTTCGCCTTCTACAAATTCACTTAATGTGATACAATAGTGCATAGTCTCGTTTTGATTTGATATAGCAACATCTGTTATTGGACCACTCATGAAATTACGGCCATAAGCAACCCCTATCCTGTTGTCAGTACTCGGGGCCACCTGTATTTTAGTCCCGGGGTCTGGTCCCATATCGGGAACATCGAACACACCCATTAATTTAGCAGTACCAAAGGCCAAGCCTGCGGCTATAACACCAATTGCCATACCTGTTAGTGTGAATGTACCTGCGGCGGCTAGTGCGGCTGTAAAACCAATACCTGATATTGCTCCAACTATCGCACTTGCTATTGCTGTAAATACTGCCATATTATACTCCTACTTCCTACTCTGCGTAATAAACTGTTTCTATTGGTCTAAAACCATACTTGTCTAACTTGATGTCTGGTGACTTGTCCATAAGTGTCATTGTGTAACCTTGTATCTTACCAGCATCTTTCATTGCTTTAGCAATGCTTATAAATTTTAAGAATAATTTGCCACCTATTGTACCATCTCTGTGTTCTGGTTCAACCCACCATGCCATTTCTCTTAACACATGTTTTACTTGTGGTAGCCAAACATCTGCGGCTGGTGCCGCAATGAAGAAACCTGCTGGTTTACCTTCATGTTCTGCGTACAGTAAAACTCCTGTCTTTGAAATACCAAACAATAATTGATCAATATAATCATCATCGTATTGTGGCTTATGTAGATAACCTACTGGCGCACTATTGGCAAAATTTATAAACATTTTCTTAATGTTCTTAAAGTCTTTTACTTCTGCTTGTTTTATCATATCTTTTCATCCTTTAAATCTCTATCTTTGTTGTTGATTATAGCCACCACTGCCTCCACGGCCACGACCACCGCCACCGCCACCGCCTCCTCCGCCACCATATCCACCTGATGTACTGTATTCTTTACCAAAGTCGAAACTGGTATTGTACAGTATGGGTATACGGTTGAAACTTCTGTCTGCGGGGAATAGCCTTTTTCTATCTTCAGGATTTGTTCTTTGTCCTGTTATTTTGTTACTGAGTACTGTTAATTGACTTGCTAGTGTGACTGTAACAGCATAGTCCATTTGTTTACTCAATACATTTACTTGTTCGTCTATTTTAAAATTGGTTATAACACCTTTAAATCTTGTGTATTCATTGCCTGTGAGTGCTAGTGTACTGGGATCTACAAATGCTCTTTGTATAGTTACATTACCACCTTTTACAGGCTCTGTTAGTATTTGACTTAGATAATTTTGTTCTGAGGGTATACCACTTAGTGTTAGTGTTAGATCACTACTGTCATATTTTAAATCATCTGATATTTGACCCACAGTCAAGAAACTGCCTAATTCTGTGTAATCATTACCACCTACAGTTACAGGTTTCCAATTGCTTGAAATATAGTATACATTAGCACCTATTTGTAAATCAATAAGTGTTATTGGTGCTATATTTGTGCCTTGTACTTCTGTAATTGTTGTCATTAAGTTATAATCTCCACGAATTCAAAATCACCAGCAAATTCTATTCTATCATGTGGCACAATGCTGTATGTTGGGCAACTCATTGCTTTTACATGAAAACGTACTTCTGTGCCTTTTCTTACGCCTCCACTTGTTATACTTACACCATCTTGGCTCAATACAGGCCTATGTACTGGTATAGTTACATTAGCACCTGTACTAAATGATACATCACTGGTTACTTGATATGGATATCTATATGTGCCTGTGTTACCTTGTGGTTGTAAGTAATCACCTTTCTTAAAAAGTGTGCCACTACCACTAGCACCACTGGCATTGATGTATAATTCTTTACCATCTCCTCCTACCATTGTGATACTACCGCCATCTATACCACCTTGATATGCTGTGATATAATTCATGCCTGTGTTATTTGCTAAACTTATATTTGCTTCTGTTACTCTATCAGCAGTATCTATATCTTCTAACACACCTCTATTTTCTGAATATTTCAATCCAGGAACACTACCTACTGTGAATTTATACACACTGGGTTGGCGTTCTGCTGTTTTTATGTGTCCACTTCTACTAACACTCATTGCTGTGGTTTTACGTTTATCTACTGATATGAATGTTGCGTTATCTATAATTGTTTGAAAACTCATTATCTACTCCCTGGTACAGTTCTAGCACCTGCCTGTGTTACAGCATATATAAATCCTGGATCACTTGCTACTAAGGCTTGGAAACTAGGTGCGTCAACGGCGTTTATGTTGTATGTTACTTGACCACCACCCATTTGACTGTTTGGCGTTATTGTGCCTGCGGCACCTCCCATATGAAGCAACTCGGGGCCCTTTTCACCAACTAAGTATGTGCCACCTGGCATAACTGGTCCACCTGTTTGTTTAGGAACAATACTACCGCCAGTGCTAAATGTATAACCAAATGGACCTAATAATGCTCCTAGTATAGGTTGTATAATTTGCAGTCTTATGATGTCTGCTATAATTTGTGTAATTAATTTCTTAAAGAAGTTTTTAAAGGCATCTCCAGCCTTTTGACCTTCTAAGAAAGCAGTTGCTAAGTCTTCACTTAAGGCAACTTGTGCAGTACCTAGTGTATCTAAGAAATTGTTTAAGCCTTCATTCTCACCAAATATTTCATCCAGTTCACGTTTTAGTCTTATGTATTCTTGTATACCAATAGCACCTGTTTTGTATAGTTCTTCTAGTCTTAACAAGAATGCTTCGAATTCTGCACCACTGATTTGACTTATAGCATCGAGATCATCTCTAAACTTCTGTATTGCTGTTCTTGTATCTTCTATAGCATCAGTTGTTGTAGTAGCATTTTTGGCAATGTCTACTGTGATTTCATTTAATGGCTCTAGTGCTGGTGCTATAGCATCTGCTTCTGTACGCAGGCCTGCGGCACCTTCTCTTAAACTTTCAATGAATCCATCTACACTAGCCAATGTATCAAAGAAACCAGTGTCTCCTTGATCTGCCATACTGTCTTCAAGTAATTTATTTGCGGCTAAAAGGGCCACGCCTGCGGCTGTAATACCTGCTGTAACTTTAACTAAACCTACACCAGTAACACCTTGTAATACTGTACCACTGGCGATTGCTAATTTGTTTGCGGCGTCAATAGCCTTAACTGCGGCGGCGGCTGCCACTGCGGCAATGACTAGTTTATCTAAGCCACCTGCTAAATTAATGGCTCCGCCTGCTATAGTGCCAAATAGATTTGCTAATGGTTTAACTATATCAATGAATACTGCTACTGTTCTAGTAAAGTTTATAAATGCTTCTACAATACCTTCGCCTATGCTTTTTGCTAATGCGTCGATATCTGCTTTGTTTTGTCTGTATAAATTTGTTATTGTCAATAAGAATGTGGTAAGTTCTGGCTTTATAGCATCACCAAGTTCTTTATTGAATAATGTTAAGGCATCTCCAGCCTGTGATGCCGCACCACCTAAACTTTTGTTTAATTGATTACTTGCACCTGCAATTTCTGTACCAAACTCTCTGAATTTTGTTATTGTTTCATCAACACTTACACTTACACCTGCTGTGAATCCTGCGGCAGCCAATACACCTCTTTCTCTAAATACATCGGCGGCACTAGCACCAGCACTAAAGGCTCTTTGTAAACCACTTACTGCTGTTTCAAATGGTATGTTAAACTGTGCGGCAATATCTGCGGCTAACTGTATGTTATCTCTAAATTCTTCTAAGTTAGCACTTACAGTAAGTAGGGTAGGTGAAGCACTTGCTAATTCAGAGAAAGCAAATGGTAATTCTGTGGCTTTTTGTGTTATAACTTCTAATGCTCGAGCACCTTTTTCAGCACTACCTGTTAAGTTTGCTAATGTTATTTCTACTCTTTCGAATTCAGCACTTGTTCTTATAGCACTTGTAAGTGTTTTAAATGCTACTGTAACGGCTGTTACTGCGGCGGCTACTAAAGCCGCAATACTTATAAATTTTAAGAAACCACCACTTGTTTCTTTTGTAGTACGAGCATTACCTTCCATTTGTGTTTCAAGGTTGCTCATTTCATTTTTGGCTTTCTTTACATTTTCTCTAAAGTCTTCACTTAAGACTTTTTTCATCATGTTTTCGCCATCGCCTAAATCATCGAATACCTTTTTGGCTGCATCACTCATGGTTGTGATGTTTTGTGTTATATTTTCTGTACTACTTTGTATTGTGGTTGATGCCGCACCTATACCGGCACCAATACCGGCTAATCCTGCGCCTAGTCCACCTAGTCCACCAGCACCAGCACCTCCTAATACACCTACTGTAGCACTTGTACTTGCTACTGCTGATTTTAATCTGTTGAGATTGGCAACTGCTTGTCTTATGCCACGATTAAAGTTTCTATCTCTAAGTTGTAGTACTACTTCTATTCTTTTTGCCATTATCTCTGTATCCTTCTAACATATTTTTCTACAAAATCATCCATGTGATCTATAGTTGGTTCTGTAAAACCATCGGGTGCTTGTTTGCTCCACCCTTCATCTAATCTTGCGGCATAAGGGTACTTAGAATTTATTCTGTCACTTACATTATGAACTGTTCTACGTCTTGCGTTACCACTTTTGATAGGTGTTAATTTGACCATTTCTTTATGGCCATCATCCATCATGTCATCAGGCATGTCTAACAGATCATTAAACATGTCTGTTACACCTTTAGCATTAACTTTTATCTTTATGTCCATAATATTCTTCTGCCTTTTTAAACATGTCGTCGCCAAATTGACGTCGAGCAAGTTTTGGATCTACTGGCTTTTTGTTTGCTTTAGCATTTTGGATCATTTCCCAATTTACTGCCACATCAAAGACCATTAAATCAAAACTATCACCTTTACATAATAGTTCACTTGGCAAAACACCGTATCTTTTACTGATTTGATCTAGTGTTAGTATCAAACCAGTATCAGCACTTTCGTCTATGACGTGGCTGGTTACTTTCCCAGTTTTGCGCCAATCAGGCTCATTGCTTCAGTCATAACATCAATAGGCAACACCATTTCACCATCCATTACAGGTGAACCATCTTCTTTTAAAATGATATCTGAAAGTACACTCATGTACTCTCCAACGTTATCTGTAGTTGCGTTTGCTAATTTTGAAAAAACATCTAATGACTGTCTGTCATACATGTAGAATTCAAGTTCGTCACCGTACTTTTCTACTATTTCTTGTTTGCTGATTGTTAGTTTTACTAACTGTGGTTTTTTTGCTAGTTCTGATAGTTTCATATCTTTACTCCTTTATATCTCTAGTTTTTAAATTATGAATAGCACTTAGTATGAATGCTAATCTACTTTGTGCTTTGCGTACATCACCCTCAGCACATTTAATTTCGTTTTGAGCCTTTGCTATTTCTGGCTCAATCGACTGAAGAATCTCCTTCGTCGATCTTTTCTTCCATATCTCCATAACTTTCTTCCTGTTCATCTATATTTATTTCTTTTTTAGGCTTTTTTCCGCCCTTGCTATCTGGTAATACTATACCATGTTTTTTAGCATATACATCCATGTCGTGTTCTTCGCCGTCAATTCGAATCATGCGATCTTCTCGGCCTGTCCACACTCCATCTTTGAATAATCTTAAAAATTTGTGTTCCATGTTTTACTCCTATGATATAACACCCCCAATATTGAGGGTGCTATATTTTAAATCATTTACGATTCGTCTGTCTTAGTAAGTTCACCATTCACAATGATTTCCATTGGGGAAATCCATACTGCTTGGTCGATACTTGCGTTAGGGGCTAATCCACCGATAAACCCTTTACCTGTCCAATATGTATCGCCGGTTGTACCTGTTCCTTCAAAACTAACTGAGAAGAATATCTCTGTTTTTGCTTTTGAAGTTTCAAATAAACCATTGGTTTTTACACCATTTACAGCATGACCTGAATCTCCAAACATCACTACGTCATCCACTAACATGTTACAAGAAACACTATTCTCATTCACAGTTGTGAAAGCACTAGAACTACTAGAATCCAATGTAGAATATCTAAC